TTTAAATTATTAAAAAAATTATATTTATTACTTTTTTATATAAAATTATATATAAAATTTAAAAATCATTTGTAATGGTAAAACTATTATCTCTACCTGTATTTAGAACTGATGCTTTTTGATATTGAGTTGGTCTAGATTCAAAAAAGTTTGTTTTTCCTTCCATAGAAATACTTTCCATAAAATCAAACGGATTAGTTTCATTCCAAATTTTATTATAATTTAGAGATACAAGTAATAAATCTGATACAAAACGAATATATTGAGACATCAAATCACTATTCATACCAAGTAAAGAACAAGGCAAACTATCACAAATAAAATCACGTTCAATTTCATAAGCTTCTTTAAACATAGAGTGAACTATATTTTCATCTATTCGTTCATTAAACATTGAATATAAAAGACAAGCAAAAGCGGTATGCATTCCTTCATCACGTGCAATAAATTCATTTGAATCACAAAGTCCGGGCATAATATTTTTCTTTTTTAACCAAAAAATAGCACAAAAAGAACCGGAAAAAAACACTCCTTCAACAATAGCAAAAGCAATTAAACGTTGTGCATAAGAATCTCTTGATTCAATCCATTTATATGCCCAATCTGCTTTTCTTTTAATACATGGATAATTTTTAATTGCATTTAATGCTTTTTCTTTTTCTTCATTATTACGAATTATATTATCAATTTGTAATGAATAAGTTTCATTATGTATATTTTCCATCATTTTTTGAAAGTCATAAGCTATAATAGCTTCGCGAATTTGAACTTCTTGAATAAATCTTTCACCAAGATTAATATTTACAATAGTATCAGAAGCAGCAAAAAATGAAAGAATCATTTTTATAAAATATTGTTCATTTTCATTTAATTTAATAAAATCATCATAATCTTTGGAAAAATCTATTTCTTCGGTTGTCCAAAATGCAGCTATTTGTTTTTTATATGCTCTCCAAATGTCAGTATATTTAATTGGATACACTGTCAATCTATTATTTTTAGGGTCAAGGATAGGTTCCATTATATAACTAAACCTTTATTTTAAAATTTATAATATCAATTTTTTTTAAATTAAAATTTTTCTAATAATTTACAAAAATTATATAAATTATTATAATGAGTTTTATAAAAAGTTCACAAAAACCAAATCTAGTTGAAATTAAAACAATTCAAAAAATTAATAAAGTTCAACAAATATTAAAAGAACAAAATGTAAGTTTTATTCAAGAATTAATGAAAAATTTATTTAATTTAATACTTAAAAATATTGGCAGTTTAATTGTAATTATATTATTAATAATTTTATTATATTATAGATATACTGAAGTTCAAGAAAAGAAAAAAAATGAAAACAACCAAAATATAAAAAATTATTTTTAAAAAAAATATTTTAATTTAAATATTTTTATTTTTATTTTAATTTAAATAAATTACATTTAAAGAAATCATTTCAATTATTAATTAATGGAAATTGATTTTTGTGTAAAAAATTACTTGGAAAATTATAACTTACTAATAGAGCAACTTACATTTCTCTTTAATGAAGACGAATTTAAAGAATATATTATAGTTTTAAATAATGAATCAAAAGATAAAAAATGGTTACGTGGCGTTAGATTTCAACAACAAATTTCTAATGAATTATTTGATACATTTATAGAATCTAAAATAAAACTTTTTTCTCATAAAGATGAAAATACTAAAAATCTTTCAGAAAGTTTATTTGGTACTGAATTATCTTTAAAAAAAATATTTAATAATCGTGATGATAATACTAAGTTTATTTTATGGGCTTATTTACATTTAATGGTTTTAATGGTTGAATTAACACATCAAAAAAATAAAGATAGAATTAAAAAATTATCTAAATTAATTGAAGAAAATAATCATTTATTAGAAAAAGCTAAAAATAAAGCGGTGCAACAAAATAATGTCAAAGATCCAAAAAGTATGTTAAAACAAATTTTTAATGTTGATGTAAATGATGAAACAAATGAAATGTTAAATGATATAGTTAAATCATTTGAATCATCATTAAGTAATGAAAAAGGAAATCCTTTAACAGGTATTTTTGATATTAGTCAAAAAATTTCATCAAAATATCAAGAAAAAATAAACACAGGTGAAATTCAATTAAATAAATTAATGGAAGGTATTCAAAAAAATATTCCTGGTATGGATGACATAATGAAAAATGGTTTAGATGGTATAATGGGAGGAAAAGAACCAACGAAACCTAAAGAAACTGTTATTATTGATGAGAATTTTTCTACAGCTGATGTTGAATTAGGAAAACAAACTGAAACTAAAAAAGGATTTAATATTGGTAAAATGTTAAACATGGCTAATTCTTTAGGTGTATTAGGTGGGGATAATATATTTGGTGGAAATAATCCATTAGGTGGAGATAATCCAATGGATAAAAATATGAGTGAATTATTTGGTATGATTTCATCTATGGGAAATTTAGATAATAAAGAAAATATCGAAAATCTAAAAAATAAAATGGATGACTTTTTATCTAAACAAGGTATTGATATTAGTAAATTAAATAATGATATTGATACAATGATGCAACAAGGAAAAGAAGGAAATAAAAAAGAAGAGAATGAAGAAGAAAAAATAGAAGAGAAAGCAGAAGAAGAGAAAGAAGCAGATGAAAAGAAAGAAGCAGATGAAAAGAAAGAAGCAGATGAAAAGAAAGAAGCAGATGAAGAGAAAGCAGAAGAGAAAGCAGAAGAAGAAGAAGAGAAAGAAGAAGAAGAAGAAGAGAAAGAAGCATAAAAATATGTCTACTTTAGAGCAGATAAAGTAACATCTGTAGTGAAATCAGGATCAACAGGAAGAGTAAGTAGTTGTTTCATGGTAAGAACAGACAGCATAAACTAATTTTTATTTAAAAATTAGTTTATTCATTCAGTATCTAAATATTAGAAATAAAAAAAAAAGAGCCTTTGAAACATAAGTAAATTATTTATATATTTTATATTATTTATAAATATTATAAAACCACTTATAAAAATGAAATTTTTTATAAGGAGTTGAGCCCTTTTGAATCAAATCATTAAAATTATTTATTCTATCCCAACCATTACTTCCTCCATCTGGTCTATAAAATAGTAAATGTGATTTTAAATCACATGAAATCATTTCAATATGTCCCATACCAAGGTATCGAAATCCAATATCAAAAACATTATTTTGTCCTTGTTCGCAAATATCTTTATATCTTTTTAAGGCTTCTTCTAAGCTCATTATTGTCCATTCATCTAAATATATTTCTTTTTTTTCATTACCAAATATTTCATAAATTAGTTTTACATTTCTATTAACATTTTCTGGAATTTGTAATTTTAGATCATTATATTGTTTAAATGATTCAGTACTATTTTTCATAAAAAATGGTTTATCTGATGAAGTATAATTATTAGTAGATATAGTACCTTTGTTTAATACTTCTAATATTTGAGTAATAGTTTTAATTTTTTTGTTTGTAATACTATCCATTGTAATATTTAGTAATATAATTAATAATTTAATATTTATATTATTCAATTTTTATAAATTTTTTAACATATATGTTCCCTTTAGTTTATATCCACAATGTTTCTCATAATATTCACGAGTACCGACACCTGCAATAACTGCGCATTTTTTATATCCATTCATTCGTGAAATATTCTCAGCATTCTTCATAAGAAATTTACCATAACCACGATGTTGTGATCCATTTCCATTTGTTCCAACACCAAGTGAAAGACCATAAACATGTACTTCACGAACAAGAGCACAATCAAGTAGTTCTGGAATGATATTACCATTTTCTCCACCGGGTGTAGGGTCAAAACGAAGACGTAAGAAACCAAAAAGCCCAATATATGTTTCTAAATTACCAGACCAATATCTCCACTTTCCTGTAAATATCCAAATTAAAAAACTAACAAACATAAACCAGTAATATTTAATAAAATCTATCTTATTCATTTCATGAGCTTCAATTGATAAATGATATTCTATACCTTCACTTGCTTTATATTTACGAACTACCAAATATGATTTAAGATTTTCAAATTCCAAATCACCAATTTCCATTTCTCTAATACCAACACACTTTTTATTATTTTTTTTCATTCGATCAATAATAATCTGATTTAAATTTCCCATTTTATTTCCAGCTTCAATTCCTTTTGAAGGAATATCACGAACTAGTCGTTGAATTCGAATCCAAGGTTGCATTTTACTCTTATAATAAATAAGAACCTCTATTAATGCTTCCAGATTCTTTTCTGCATAAGGCATAAATGTACCTTCTTTATACATATCACCAATTCCACTATGTACAATTAGATTAGGATCGGATGATTTGCAAACAGCAGTAGGATAAATTTTTACATCATCAAATTGTAAATTAGGATTATTAATAGCTTCATCAAACATCCACATATCTAGTTCTGGAGTAGAACCAGGAAGATCGGGCATAAGATGAACGACAACTTTAAATCCACATTGCTTTAGATAACGAATTGCTCTAATAGTATGCTTAGTATAACAAGCACGATTCATTTTACGTAGAATTTCATCATCATAATGTTGAACACCAATTTGAACACGAGTTACACCCCAACGTCTATAATCACGTAGCGATGTTGGAGAAATATTATCAGGACGTGTTTCGATTGTTAGACCAATAATACGGAATATAGATGTTTCATTTTCATGAATCTCTTCTTCTAATGTTTTACAAGGACGTTCCATACCATATGTATTTGCAGAATAATAAAGTTCTAACATAACTTGTTCACGATAGTCTAGTGGATAACTTTCCCAAGTACCTCCAGAAAGAATAATTTCCATTTTTTTACTATTTTTATCAGCAGAATTAATATTTCCAGTATGATAATAACTACGAATACGATCGTGAAATTGTCCCTTAACATCAAAATCATATTGTAATGCGCGTAACATTGCAGGTTCATTTGAAAGATATGAACGAGGTTGTGTTGGTTTTCCAGCTAAATCAGTTTCCTTTGGACAATAAGAACAGTTATACTTACAACTAAAAACGTGAGGTGAAAGAACTACTGTCACTACAAGAACACCTGAATGAGAACGAACCGCACGTTTAATCATCCAATGTTTAAAATTAATAGGAATATCTATAGAAGAAAAATGTTCTTCATAACAACTACGAATATCTGGCTTTGATGGTGCGATTTTATACTTTCTTTTTATATTATGTACTAACGTATCAATCTTTTTAGTATTTATATCTAAATTATTTTGAAGAAGTTCATTAACAAAATCTTTCAAAATAATAGGATTAGGTGATATATATTTATTTTTATACTCTTTATTATCCTTCTCGATAGATATCTTAACAGAAGTATTTGGTACGATAGATTCAATTTCCATTTTTTTTATAATAATAAAAATATATAATATATATAAAATAATGTTAAATTATCAATTTTTTTATTTAAAGAAAAAACTAATATTTAAATTAATGGAACAATTAAAAAATATAGGTGATGATTTTTTTAATGAAAATATGTTTGAAGAAGCTATTGAAAAATATACATTAGCACTACATTTTGATTCTGATGATAAATATAAAATTTATTTAAATAGATGTTTATCATTTTATAAATTAAAAAAATATAATAAAGCTTTATCAGATGCTATTAAAGCAACTAGATTAAAACCAGACAATGCTAAAACTTGGGGACGTTTAGGTAGTTGTTTAAGTATATTAGGAAAAAAATATCAAGCTGTTTATGCATTTAAAAAAGCATATGAATTAGAACCTTTAAATGAAAATTATAAAATAGAATCTAATAGAGAAATAGATTTTAATGATTCTGATACAGAAGAGGAAGAGGAAGATGACAATAAATATAAAAAAGAAGAAGACGATGATACAGAAGATGAAGATAATAAAGATAAAGAAGAAGAAAACGGTGTAAAAAAAGATGAAGAAAAAGACGATGAAGAAAAACATGATGAAGAAAAACATGATGAAGAAAAAGACGATGAAGAAAAACATGATGAAGAAAAAGACGATAAAGAAAAAGACGATGAAGAAAAAGAAGAAGAAAAAGAAGAAAATATTAATACTATAAATTGTATACCTAATATTGATAGTATGTTAAATAATAAAATGGTAAATAATATGTTTAATAAAATGTTATCTAATGAAGAATTATTAAAAAAAATATCAGAACAAAGTTTTCAAGATAAAATGTTATCTTATCAATCAAATCCATTTGAAGTATTAAAAGATAAAGAAATTATGACATTAATGAGTTCTTTTTTTGCTGAAAATAAAAATTAAATACCATCAATAACTTCTAATTCATCTTTATCTTCATTAAGATCAAATATAGGTTTACTAATATTTTCTTTTAAAATTTGTCTAATATTAATGTTATTATTAATATTAGAAACAAACAATCTTTCTCTTGTCGATTTTTGGTCACCTGTCGATTTTTGTTCACCTGTTAAATTTTCATTAGATATATAATTAATTGGGGGAAACCCTCCTTTAATTTTTTCCATTATATAAAAATAGAAAATATTTTTAAACTTATTTGTAATATATAGAACTAACCACTTTAGGAACTTTATTTGAACCATCAAATTCAAATTTTAAAAATACAGTTTTTGAAAGTTTTAATTCAGATGTAAAATTTTTAATAGTTTCATCAGTAACTTTAACTTCTCCTTGTAAGAAAATATATTTAACATTTGAAAAATTATCATATACAACTATAGGTAAATCTGTTAAATGACTTAAAATATAAAGTTCAACTTTACCATCTGTATTATAAGATGACTTTCTAAATTTATTTATAGTAGAATCAAAGAAATTTTCATCATCTTTAAAATATTTAATTAAAAATTTATTTATTTCTTGATTATTTTTATTATTTAAAATAAAATCAATAATATTTGCTTTTAATAAGTTAGTCATGGATGATTGTAAATCAGACGTATAACCTAAATTTCTAGAATCATCATCATATAAAGGATTATTAATCCAATAAAAACAATTAACAAATCCTCTAATAATAGAATCATTATTTGATTCTATTTGTTGTATTAATTGTTTACCTAATTCAATTAATTCTGGAATATCTTCTTCAATAATTTGGGTAGTTTTAAATGTTAATTGTCTTTTTCCGATAATTGGAGCTTTATCCTTACCAAATATTTCATTCATAATTTTATGTATGTTAAAGTTAGATGATTTTATTATTTTTTGATTTAATCTATTTGAATATTGTGTATAATCTACAATATCAGATACATAATAATTATTTTCTTGTAAAATTTCTTTAAATTTAATATTATCTTGAACTATTTCTTCAATAACTCTATTTACATAATCTGCAGCCATAATATCATTCATTAACATTTTACAACTATCTTTTTCCCAAGCACAATGATGGTTTGATAAACATTTATTTTTAGTATTATTAATTTCACAATAATCTCTAACATTATAAATAATATAATCATCTAATTTAGGTAATTGTTTTATATAATGAGACATTGATAGATTTTGTTTTGCACCACCAGATAAACCAAATGTTGATATTATTTTTTTATCAATTATATTAAATAAAATTTTTCTTAATTCATATTTTTTTTCTTTATTTGGTATAATATTATTTCTTACAATACTTATAATTTTATCTTTTATTTCTTCATTTTTTTCTAAAAAGTAACTTAATTCTAATCGATATATATTATAACCCTCTGAATAAAATATTCTATTTTTAACACGATAAGTTCTATCATCTATTACAACTTTATTTTTAATAATTTCTTTATCTATATCTTCTTCTAAAGGTTGGAAACGTATAGATAACCCTAATTTTTTAATTACTTTACTAGATAAATATTCATTTTTAATTGGAATAATTAAATCATTATATAATAATAAAGATACTATTTTATACGTATCTCCTTTTTGTAAATCATAAAATACAGTTCTTGGAATAAAATCTTTATTTTTTAATTGATTACTTTTTTTAACTAAATAATCTAACTTTTTAATTACATCATTAATTGATTTTAATTTTAATATTTCTTCTAAAAATATAAAATCATATTTATAATGAGTACCGGATGGTTTAACTGGTATTAAGAAATTATCATCAATTTCAATATATTTGCATTTATTTCTATTATCTATTATTAATTTTTTTATTTTAATATTTTCTTTTTCTAAATCCAATAATATATTTTTACAACATAAATCATTCGATATTGTTACTTTATTTAATAATTTATTTTGACAACTCTTTTCATAATAATAATTAATTTCAGTTAAAATTTTACTCATTAATGAATCTGAACGAATAAAAAATTTAGATAAATTAATTTTTTTATCTTTCTTTTCATCTTTTTGAACTTTATAAATTGGAAAATAATATTTATTTTCTTTAATTAATATAATAACATCTCTATTTTCATTAATCATAAAATCATTTTCAATATTTAAACAATTCATATAATATTTTTCTTTTGTTTGTTCTTTTTCTAATGCTTTTTTAATTAAATAAGTTTGTTTTTCAAGAACATAAAAATAAATACCATTTTTTGATAATAGACCTGGAATACCTAATAATTCGCCTGTAATATCATATTCAAGATAATTAGATGTTTGTATAAATTCTATAAAATTATCTCTAGTTGAAAAACTTTCTCTAATATCACCATTATTTAAAAATAAAAAGTATTTTTCATTTTTATCATTTTTAATAAAATTAATCATTTTATTTTTTAATTCATTTATATTAGTTTGATAAACATCAGCTATTGCAGCTAAAAAGTTAAATTTATCGTGTTTTACAGTAAATTTGAAAAAATAACCAGATTTTGATTCTAATAAATAATGATTTTTAATTTTATGATCATTTTTCCAAATTTGATTAAAAAATAAATCCAAATATTTTGGTAAATATATAAATCTATTATCTTGTACTTTATTAGTTTCTTGTAAAATATAAATTTTATCACCAACTGTTGAACCATCAGTACCTTTTTCATCTAATGTTGTTATTTTTTCACCAATACATTTTTTATAATATGTCATTTTAAATTTATTACCAGATGTTAATTGGTCTTTCTTAAAACAACAAGGCATACATAAATCATTTGGATTATTACCTTTTGTTAAAAACCCAACATACATATGTTCTTTATTTTCATCAGGATTACAAGTAAAATAATTATATTTACCTTCATCGCCTAATAATTTTATAGCTCTAATAGTTACTTTTTCAATTTTACCTTTAATTTTAACATCAACTATTCTTTCGTAAAATCCAGATTTTTCATTTAATTTATATCCTTCTTTAATTAATTTATCAATTTGATCATCTTGAGAAATATCAGGTCTTCTTTTTTTATCATTACCACTATTTTGACAATTACGGGTCCATTGATTTTGACCTTTTTCTGGTTTATAACCTAATCTATTCTTATCTAATGCAGTAATAATTTTAACATTTTTAATAGATGTATCATAATCAACTATTTCAACAACTTTATTTCTTCTTTTAGCAATTTTATTTAAGGTTTTTAATACATCTTTTAATTTTTGATATTTCTTTTTTTTATATAAATATGTTTCAGAATACAAGTATATTAAAACTTTCATAAAATTTATAATTTCATCTAGTTGATGTTTATCTCTAGCACCAGTAATTCTAATTTTATATTTTTCTCTATCACGACCTTGAATACTTATATCTATACCGGGTGGTTTAGAACGTGGTAATGTTTTAAGAAATTTAATTAATTTATTTGATTTTTTAATAACTTTCATATATTTTTCTTTTACATAATCTAATTCTTTTGCAGCAAATTCTTGTGTAATGTTAAATTGTTTAGCAACTTCATCAATTAATTCTCTATCAGTTAATTCATAATTTCTTAAAAAATATAACATTCTTAAATGCATTTTAGTTCTATTTTCATATTTGGAAATTCTTTTATATCTTAAATATGTTCCATATTTTGAAGTTTCTTCTTCATTTACTATTTTTAAAGATTGTCTCTTTTTAGGTTCAATTACAAGAGAAACATATGGGAAAAAGAATCTTGCAAATTCAGATAAATCATTATGATTAATTTTAAATTTTTCAGGAATTGTAAATTTTTGAATAGTATTAATAAATGCAAATTTAAATCTATCATCTGGAGGTAAAATAAACTTAATTTTCTTATTTTCACTATTAATCTTTTTTAACAGACTTCTAACTATGTCATATGTTTTATAAATATCATATATCGTTGCCCCATCCTCTTCTTTAAAAGTAATCTTATATTCTATTCTACCTGACTCATGAATATTAATTGAAATTATTTTATCATTTTCAAGTTTAACTTTAACTGAAATACCATATGGTGCATTTTCAAACCATTTAGACATTATATCTTGATTATCTATTTTTTCTGTTTTTGTATAAAATTTATATGTTATATTTGTATCAGGTGTTTGATATTGAATAAACGGATAATCTTGATTAACAACAAAATTATCAAAAATTCTATATAAATTAAATTTAACATCTGATGTTGTTCCAGTTATATTTTTAGGATCATATATATTAACATGTATAATTGATTGAATTATATGATTTTCAAAAAAATATTTTTCATAATCAGCTAATTCTGTTTTTGCTTTCTCAACATTTTCATAAATTTCTGTTTCTAATTTAACATCAATTTTAATTGTATTAAAAACATTATCAATATATTGTATTTCTTTATCATCTTTTCCATTTAATAAAGCTAATATATTTTCCATTCTTTCATAAGTAATACCAGGATAATAAATATTAACATAAACTTCATATAAATTCTTTTTACTTTCGGATTCTGGATTATAGTTTGAACCAAATTCATTATAGATATCTAACATAAATATTTCATTATTAGTAATAAATTTTTCATAAAAATCTAATATATTTGTTTCATCATCCTCTCTTTTAATTTTATATCCGAAAGAATCTTTTAAATATCCTAAATTATTTCTTAATTTTTCATAAACTTTAAGATTTTCATTTGGTTTAATATCAATTTTTAGTAATTCATTTCTACGAATCCATTTTTGACCCAACATAACTTGATCTATTTTTCCTTCAAATGTATATTCTGTCCAAAAATATTGTGCTTCTGGTAATAATTTTAAATTTTCATCAAATTTAGGATTCATTGGTATTGATACAGCTATTTTATTTCTAATTGTTTTAATAGTATCATCCATAAAAATATATTGCGATGTAATATATACTTTATTATAAACTTCTTCTAATTTAGAATCATATGTAATATTATCTAACGAATCATCATAATTTTTTGTTAATTTTTCGGTAGATTTTTCCCATTTTTTATCATTTAAAGCTTCACTAATTAATTTGGAAGTTTCTTTAATTTGTTTATTTGATTCAATATCAGTTGATATATACATTTTAGTTAATTCTTCTAAATTAAAATCACCTTCTACTTCTTCATCTAATTGATCTTCTGTTATAACTATTTCATTCTTTTCTTCTTCTAAATCAGATGGTATATTATCATCTGTAACTATTTGATTTATATCTAGTTCATCTAAATCTTCATATCCAGAATCAATATCTAATTCATCATCTGATTCTTGACCTCCAATTTGTTCATTATCTGGTTCTTGATTATCTGATTCTTCATCATCATCTGATACTTTACCTCCAATTTGTTTATTATCTGGTTCTTCATCATCTGATACTTCAAATTGCTTATCTAAATCAAGTTTTATTATATTTATTTTATTTTGGTTAAAATTAAATTCATTTATCATTTCTCCTCCATTTTGTTCTAATAAATTAGGATCAATAACTTGAAGAGTTGTGTCTTGTGGTATTTCTATAGTTTTTTCTAGTTGATAAGTTCTAAAATCTATATCATTTTTTCTTGTTAAAGTTTTAATTTTATTTTTTATTAATAAAAAATTATAATAAGAAGCAGAATATGAATATGAAACTTTTTTTACAACTGGTTCATTTAAAAATTTATTAACCCATTCTTTACTTAGTTTTGATTCAAGTGCTTTTCTTTTACTACTATTATTTTTTATATTATTAATTTGAAAATTAATATGATCACTTATAAAAAAAAATTCATACCATTTTTCTCCATAATAAGATTCTAATTGTTTAATTTCTTTTGTTGATAATAAATTAAATGTTGTTAATAAATCTTTATCTTGTATATTATTTAATATTTTTAAAAGCGATTCATCAATTATATTTCCTACAAATATATAAACTTTATATTGAATACGTCTATTATTATTTTTAAATTTGTGTATTATTTTTATTGGATTTTTCATATTATATCTTATGAGGAAAATAATTTTAATTAAAATATTTATTTATTATTTTAATTAAACTATTGATGATGATAATATCATACCGCAGTATTCCATATTATTAATTTGATAATCTACTTTTATATATAATCCCATATCTATAGCTTCTTCTGTTAAAAAGAAAAAAATTTTCTTAAAAAGATCATCATGACCTATTTCTGGACAAGCCATATGTGCCATTTCGTGTATTGCTACATACATTAATAAATTTATATCATGAAAATTACCAGTTACTTTACTTTTTAAACAAAAACCTAATTCTTCACCTTTATTTATTGTAAATGAAGTTAAATCTGACTCTGGTATATTTTCATAAATATATGTTCTTTCGTTATTAAAATTTTTTTCTAATAAATCTATATATTGTTCGTATTCTTCATAATTTTTTTTATTATTAATTAAATTATTTCTTAATTTATACATTCTATCTACTAAAGTACCTAGTAGATTTGCTGATTCTACTTTATTTTTATCATTATAAACCATAAATTTAACATTATTATTTGCTTCAACTAAAGTTAATCTATTTTTTTTAATAATATATAAAATATATATAAAAATTATTATTATAGATATTAAAATTGATTCATTTATTTCCATTTTAATATTTATTAGAAAAAAAAAACTTTAATTATTATTAAAAATTATTTCTAAATATAAATATATGGGAAATACAATAACAAAAGATAATGATACAATTAATTGGAATAATCTTAAAACTGATAATTTTTCTGATTCTTTAAATAATAAATATTTAAGTAATGATTCTAAATTATTATTAAGTAAATTAGATATAAATTTATCTAATATTCCAAATAATGAAACGGATAGTATTGATAATATTTTTTCAAAATATCAATCTCAATCTCAATTAATTTCAAATGATTTTAATACTACTACCTCTCTTGATAATAAAAATTCTGATCAATTATCAGAAACATCACCTTTTATTAGCTCAGAAATGTATAATTATTTAGTAAAAAAAAATCAATTAGGTGGTGGTAATAATAAACAAAGAGGTGGTGCATTAAATAATGATAATGAGGATAGTTCCACATCTGAAACATCTGAATCTGATTCTGATTCTGATTCTGATAAACCTAAATCTAAAAAACCAGAATCTAAAAAACCAGAATCTAAAAAACCCGAATCTAAAAAACCCGAATCTAAAAAACCCGAATCTAAAAAACCCGAATCTAAAAAACCCGAATCTAAAAAACCAGAATCTAAAAAAGATAAATCTAAAAAAACTGACTCTGACTTCGAATCTGACTCTGAATCTGAATCTGAATCTGAATTCGAATCTGAATCTGAATCTGACCCTAAATCTGAAGAACCTAAATATAATTCTAAATATTCAATTTCTAATTCTTCAGAATTATCTAAAGATTCTATTTCTAATAATGAAAATTTATCTTATATTTCTTCACCTGGTAATTCTTTAGATTCTGCAGATTCTGAATCTGATTCTGAATCTGATTCTGAATCTGATTCTGAAAAATTTTCTGGAGGCTCTATCTCTAATAATAATGATTATGTTCCACCTTCAAGCATAAATACATCTGATATAAATATGATTTCTGAAGCATCATAAAATAATTATAATAAATTAATATTAATTTATTTTATATTTCAATTTCTTTTAATTTATTTTTTTCTTTTTTAGTTGATTTCTTTTTTTGTTCTTCAATTGGTTCTTCTATTGGTTCTTCTATTGGTTCTTCTATTAGTTCTTTTAATTTCTTATTTAATTTCTTTTTTGGTTTTTCTTCAATGGGTTCTTCAATGGATTCTTTAATTGGTTCTTCAATTGGTTCTTTAATTAGTTCTTTTAATTTCTTATTTGATTTCTTTTTTGGTTTTTCTTCAATGGGTTCTTCAATTGATTCTTTAACGGGTTCTTCAATTGGTTCTTCAATGGGTTCTTTAATTAGTTCTTTTAATTTCTTATTTGATTTCTTTTTTGGTTTTTCTTCAATGGGTTCTTCAATTGATTCTTTAACGGGTTCTTCAATGGGTTCTTCAATGGGTTCTTCAATGGGTTCTTTAATGGGTTCTTCAATTGGTTCTTTAATTGGTTCTTTAATTGGTTCTTCAATTAGTTCTTTTAATTTCTTATTTGATTTCTTTTTTGGTTTTTCTTCAATGGGTTCTTCAATTGATTCTTTAACGGGTTCTTCAATGGGTTCTTCAATGGGTTCTTCAATGGGTTCTTTAATGGGT